TTGGATTATTTGCTGATAATTAAAGCATGGACACAAACAATAAACAGAAGCATATGAGTCAATCCTCTTTTTTAGTTCCATTTGATTCAAAATATAATTATTTCCTACTCTTCGGTAGAATGACCACCAAGGATTATTAGCTGCACTTACTTGCAATCTGTGACAACCAAAAGGATTTTCGGTCATATAACTAGCACCATAACAAAAATGTGGGTCACCACTACGGCATTTATCACCATAACAATAATTCAACTTACCTATTATCTTTCTGTCAATGACTTTCCCGTTTATTATAGTAAAACTGGATTTCCATGTGCTAACCAATTCATATAAGCTTATAAAAGCGAGATATTCTTGTGGAGCACTCGAGTATATAGCCTGATGAAGAATGATTCCATTATCCGTTTGAGTATGATATTGCGGAGCCTGCTTGGCAAGAGTGACAGCTTTCATGTAATTTTCCGAAGAGGATTTTCCAAAGCAGATTGATATATACCAATCTGGGAAAACTATGTGAGCATCTTTTGTTTGCGGTGCATCCAAATTATTTGATATTGATGAAGAGCAGTCTGTTTTATCAGAATATGAAGGCGAATATTCTGTAGGCTCATTAATGGGTTGCTGTGATATTGTTGAATAATTCAAGTTGGCAACAAAATTTTTAATATCTTTTTGGACAGAAGGTATATTATATTGCATAACTAATGTATTATATATCTTTAAAAGGTTGTTATCAGAAGAAGAAAAAACTATAAAAGAATTATCAATAAATTCTATAACGATGTATTTTAAAGAGAGAAATACATTATTTATTTCATGAGTAGAATAAATATATTTGTTTCCACCAAAGAAATCTATAAACAATTTATCTTCAAACATTCCAACATTACAAGTTATTTGGCGTTCATACTGAAGACCATTTATGTATGAGAGCGTAATATAAAATTTATTGTTAGTTAAAAATTTTGCAGCCTTTTTTAAAGATTTTAGCTCTTTCTTATCTATAAGCATATAAAGCATTCTCCCCCCCTTTTTAATGTTTAATTTATGTTGTGTGCATATATTTCAATCATATCAACATCTTTGCACTGTCTGTCATAATCTCCATTTTCAATGTGTGTTAATTCATGATGATATGATTTAAGATGTTGTTCTCGGTTTAGCCGAGAATTAAGCACGATTGTAAAAGAATCATCATTATTATTAACAGTGTATGCCTTTATTGTAGGAGGCATATCTGCGTAAATAACATTAGTAGTAATATTAATCATCCCCTTTATTTGACATTCTATCTATCATCTGCTTAACAAAGTCGATATCTTCTTTCTTAACCTTGCGAGAAGCGTCAAAGAGAACTTTGTATTCAGGATTCTCATACATAAACTGAGCCATATCTCTGGCATCATCATCAAGGTAATACCTATCGGGAATAACCTCAGTAGTAGGTTTTTTACCTAGTAAATAGTTCATATCAACATTAAATGTATCAGCAATTAGTTCCAAAGTTTCAAAATTTGGTTCTCTTTCGCCATTTTCATACATTCCAATAGCGCTTCTGGATACACCAAGTTTATCAGCCATTTGCTGTTGAGTAAGTCCACTTTGTTCTCTTATTTTTCTGAATATGTTAGGAAAATCACCCATATAATTCAACTCCTTATGTTACTTTAAATATATAATAACACGAATTGTGGAAAAATCAAGAAAAAATTCCACAAAATGTGTTGACACGATATGTGACAAGTGATATATTACAGTTGAGCCACAAAGTGTGGCATGAAAGGAGTGATAATTTGCAACCCAAGGAAATAGGCAACAGGTTAACAGTGTTAAGAGGAAATAAGCCACAGAGTGAAGTTGCGAAAGCAATAGGCATAAGTGATTCGGCTCTGTCTATGTATGAATGTGGCGAAAGAATCCCAAGAGATTCTATAAAGATTAAACTGGCACAGTATTATGGAAAGTCGGTTCAGTCTATTTTTTTTGATTAATAATGACACGATATGTGACATTATCTATTCGAGGAGGTGAGAGGGTGAATTATACAGCAGTAGCGATAACAGCAATTATCTGCATAACAATATTGGTGTTATGCCATGAACCTAAGAGGAAATAGATTAAGGAAAGGAGCAAGCTTGTGAAGATAGCAACAATAAAGAGAGAGCCAGAGGATATGGTGTATACAGTGGAGGAAGTGGCAACAATCATGCGAGCTTCTAAACAGTATGTTTATACACTTATCAACGCAAATCAGATAAGGGTGCTTAAAATCCCTCATACAAGAATAAGAAAGTCAGAGCTTGAAAGATTCTTCAGAGATAACGAGGGAAAGGATTTAACGAATCCGAATGAACCAAAGGATATTGTAATTTAGGAAAGGAGGATAATATGCGGCGTGTAGGTTTAATAATATCTTACAACAAGAGAATTAATGAGAATCTTAGGAATGGTAACACGGAGCTGGCTGCCAGATGGTATACAAGGCTGAGATTGTTGGAGATATTCAGTTTTGTGCCGGAAGGAGCATACAGACTTCCAACTATATAAAAAGAGCTGCAGTGAGGCAACACCGCAACTCAGATAATAACTCAATGATAGTGTAGACCATTTTGGAGTAAAAAGCAATGTGGAATTATGAATGTAGTTACTGTGGTGCTCTTTTAGATCCTGGAGAAAAATGTGATTGCCAGGATAAGGAGGAAGAAAGACGCAGACAGTATATGGGTAATTTTAAGGAGTCCCGAAACGGGCAAATGGCATTTAATTTTGGAGGAAATAATGAGAACAACAAAGATTCAGATTCGAGACATACTGGGTATCAGGGAATTTAACATGAATGGTGAAAGCATAGAGCTTTCAGGCTCAAATGGTGTAGGTAAATCATCAGTACTTGATGCTATCAGATATGCATTAACTAATAAATCTGGGAGAGATGTAATTGTAAGACGCGGAGCTGTTGAAGGAGAAATTCTTATTGAGACGGATAGCGGATTATCTATTGATAGAAAGAGCCGTATTAATAGAGCGGATTACAAATCTATAAAGCAGAACGGGAGTGAAATAGGAAGCCCAGAAGCTTTTCTTAAGGAGATATTTACCCCTTTGCAGCTTAATCCAATAGAGTTTATGGCTATGGATAAGAAACAGCAGAATGCAATCATTTTGGATATGATTCAGTATGACTGGGATATGAGCACTATTAAGCAGTGGTTTGGAGAGATACCGGCATGGGTTAATTATGACCAGAATATTCTTGCAGTTCTTAATGACATTCAGAGTGAAAATGGAGAGTATTACCAGAACAGAAGGAATATAGACAGAGACAGAAGAAATAAGATAGCGTTTATAGAAGATATAGGCAGGACACTTCCAGAAGGTTATGACGCTGAGAAGTGGAGAAATGCATCTGCTGGAGATATCTATAGACAGATAGAAAGTATTCAGCGTGATAATCAGCTTGTGGAGCGTGCCAAGCAGGTGATTGAGAACAAGAACAATAAGATCCGTAAGTTTGAGGCAGATAGAGAGATTGAAAAAGCTGCTATTGAAAGAGAGTTCAGTTCTCGTGATAAGCAGATAACAGAGGATATTACAAGACTTGAAGGACAGATCGTAAGTTTAAGGCAGGAACAGAGCAATCTTGCATCTAAGAAGGCAGACAAGCTTGCTATAGCAGATAAAACTTATGAAGCTTCCGTTGCTGAATATAACGCACAATGTGCTGAGTACAATGAGTATGTTGACAGAGATATAAGAGATACATCTGAACTTAGTAAACAGGCACAGGCTATTGAAGATATGAAAGCCCACATTAATGAGTATGACAGAATGGTAATGCTTCAGGATCAGGTAGATGAGTTGGCAGAGCAGTCACAGATTTTAACAGATAAGATTGAAAAAGCACGAACATTACCGGGCGAAATACTGGAGGAATGCAGTATACCAATTGAAGGACTTTCAGTTGAAAACGGAATACCTCTTATTAACGGACTTCCAATCAGTAATTTATCAGAGGGTGAAAAGCTGGATTTATGCATTGATGTAGCTTTGCAGAAGCCGAATGGAATACAGCTCCTGCTTATAGATGGTGTAGAGAAGCTTTCTACAACACTTAGAAATCAGCTTTATAAGAAATGCAAGGACAAGGGACTGCAGTTTATAGCAACAAGAACAACAGATGATACAGATTTAATAGTTACAGAATTATAGGAGGGTTAATTAATGGACAGTATGATACCGATGGGACAGCAGATGGCTGTTCCTAAAACATCACAGACAGAGATGATGATAAGCAGACAGGCACAGGAAGTTCAGGGAGCAATAGTAATGGCCAAGAAGTTCCCAAGAGATGAATATGATGCAATGGAGAGAATCAAGAGAACATGCCAGAGAGCAACTTTAGCAGAGCAGGCTATATATTCTTATCCAAGAGGCGGACAGACTGTTATGGGACCATCTATAAGGCTTGCAGAAGCTCTTGCTCAGAACTGGGGTAATATTGATTACGGAGTTATTGAACTTGAACAGAAGAATGGTTCTTCAGAGATGATGGCTTATGCCTGGGATCTGGAATCAAATACAAGAGTTACCAAGATATTTACAGTAGAGCATAAGAGAGACACTAGGAAGGGTACATATCAGCTTACAGACAGCAGAGATATTTATGAGGCAACAGCTAATTTTGGTGCAAGACGAATGAGAGCCTGCATTCTTGGAGTTATACCAGGAGATGTTGTTGATATGGCTGTTGGAGAGTGTAAAGAAACTGTTAGAAAAGGAATAGGCAAGGAGCCTATTAATGAAAGAGTAACCAAGCTTATTAATGCATTTAAAGTTGAATTCAAAGTTACAAGAGAACAGATAGAAAAGTATGCGGAACGTAATTGTGCGGATTTCGGAGAAGATGAATTTATTAACCTAAAAGGAGTATATAAAGCCCTTAAGGATGGACAGGCTAAAGCGGAAGATTATTTCCCAGTAGAAGAGGAAGTTCCTAATCCTATGGGAGGTGCTGCAGAATGATATTGACAAGTGAAAATTATTACAGTACAGATGCGGACAGAGAATACTTAAGTGTATCTCAGTATAAAAATTTTATTGGCTCGCTTGGTCGTCCTGGTTGTGAAGCCTATGCAATGGCTAAACTCAATGAAGAATGGGTTGAGAATATGGAAGATTCAGATGCTCTTATGGTTGGTTCTTATGTTGATGCACATTTTGAGGGAACGCTTGATGTATTCAAGGCACAGCATCCATGTATGTTTAAGAAAGACGGTTCACTTATGGCTAAATATATTAAGGCCAATGAAATGATTAACAGATGTGAACGAGATGAGTTATTTATGGCATATATGAGCGGAGAAAAGCAGGTAATAATGACTGCTGATATGTTAGGCGCTAAATGGAAAATTAAGATTGACAGTTATATTAAGGATAAGTGCATTGTTGACCTTAAGACATGCCAGAGCATAACCAAGACATTCTATCATGCTGATGCAGGAAACATGAATTTTCTGCATGAGTGGGGATATTACCTTCAGGGAGCTGTATATCAGAAGGTTGTGGAAATTAATACAGGAAAGAAACTGCCATTCTTTATAGCAGCAGTATCAAAGGAGAAAGAGCCGGATATACAGGTTATAGCATGTGAACAGTCTCTTCTTGATGAAGCTCTTGCAGAAGTTGAGAACAATGTGCCTAAGATACTGGCTTTAAAGAATAATGACATAGATCCGGTAAGGTGTGAACACTGTGATTACTGCAAGCATACAAAGATACTTAAAGCTCCTATCTGGTCAAGTGATTTGATTGGGGAGGTATAGAATGAAAAGTGTTTTAACTAAATATAACGGATTCTGTATCTTTTGTGGAAAGCCTACACAGACAGAACATCATCTGTTGTTCGGTATAGGAATCAGGGAACTTGCAGAAGAAGATGGAGTAAAGATACCTGTATGTGATGCTGAACATAATATGGCAGGTGGTACAAGGCAGATACATGATAACAGCATTGCTGAAAAGCTGAGTAAGATAGCAGGTCAGCTTGCATGGGAAAAAGAATATTATAGAAGTCTTTATGGGAATGAAGATGATCCTGCCAGAGAAGCTTTCAGAGAAAGATATGGAAGGTCTTATTTATAACTGCTGAATATATCACATTTTTCGCACAGCAGAATAAAACCAGTCTCCCGGTTGCATACTTACCGGGAGGCGGAAAGGAGAAAGATGTTCTATGCATTTACAATCAAAGGCACACTGCCGGGATTGAATGAATACCTTAAAGCGGAAAGATGTTTTCATAATGGACATTGTGACGGTAATGACATGAAACAGCAGTATCAGATGCTTATATCTAACGCAATAAGGCTTAAATTAAAGCGTACTCATATAAATAATCCAGTGAGGATTAAATATACCTTCTATGAGCCAAATAGAAAGCGTGACCTTGATAATATATCAGGTGTTGCACATAAGTTTATACAGGACGCACTTGTTAAGTGTAAGGTTCTGGATAATGATGGCTGGAACAATATAGTAGGTTTTGAAGACCACTTTTTCACAGACAAGCATAATCCACGAATAGAGGTGGTATTGGAAGAGGTGGTGCAGTGAGGACAGAACAGAGAATCGACTACATAAAACAACTGAACGGGTTTGAAAGGTGGCTCGAAAGTCATTACTTGCCGGGCTCAGCGCAGTTATTGTACTACAAATTACTTAGTATTAATAACATGGCTGGGTGGTGCGAGTGGATACAAGTAGATAACCAGCGAGTAATGTCTCGTTGTCAGATGTCAAGAGAGGCTACATTAGTCGAGAACAGGAACAGATTAATAGATGCAGGTCTTATAGAATTCCAAAGAGGTAAGAAAGGAAGTCCTAATAAATATAAAATTTGTACTTTCAAATCCGTAGGACAAAGCGTAGGAGAAACCGTAGTACAAACCGAAGTACAATCCGTAGGACAAAGCGTAGGAGAAACCGTAGCCATATATAAACATAAACAAAAACCAAATAATATAGCGCCTGCGCGCGCAAAAAAATTTGCAAATTACGAACAGCGTCCGCCTAAGGACCCTGAATTTTATAATGCCCTGCTAGAGAACAACAGGGAGTAGGAGGATATATGATTGCAGAGATAATAAGCTTTATAGCCGGAGCAGCATTAGCAAGTGTTATTGTCGGATTCTGTAAAGCTGGAAAGGACAACTAATGACACAGGAAACATTATTGCAGATAGGAAAACTTGGACTTGCAATAGAAGATGGCGCAAATAGGGTATTGGATATGTACAGAGTCAAGGAAGAACTTACAGGGGAAGACTTATTCAAGGGGGAGCCAAGCGAAGACAGAAGCCATTACGCAGGGTATACAAAGCTGTACAAGCTCCCTGGTATGAAAGATATAGCAGATGATGCGGCTGAATACATTAAGAACCGCTTAAGTGAGGTAATTGAAGAACATTGTAAGTCTTTAGAAGTCTGTATTTCTGCATTAAGCGATGCAGTAACAGTAAAAGAGGACAAGCCAGACAGAAAGGCGAAGTCTCCCAGTAAAGAAGCGCAATGATGCTTTTGGGTTTTATTGTGCACAATGTGGTAAATATGTATCCACAATAACGGTAAGCAGAGAGACATGGGGCTACAAAAGAAATTGTAAATATTACTGCTCATATAAATGCATGAGGGCAGCAGAGAAATAAAAGTATCAGAAAGGAGCCTGGAACTCTGGCCAGAGTGATTCGTACGATGTTCCTTTCAGAAATGACATACAAAGAGTTTTTAGAAAGCAAGATAGAACTTGCACAGGATAGCGGATTTGAAGTAAATCCGGCAGATATTAACAAAGCATTAAAGCCACATCAGAGGGATGCCGTAATATGGGCACTTAAAGGTGGAAGAAGAGCTTTGTTTGAAAGTTTTGGTTTAGGTAAAACCATACAGGAGATAGAATTCTGTAAACAGGTAATAGATCACGAGGGCGGAAGGGCTTTGATTGTTCTTCCACTTGGAGTAAAACAGGAATTTACACAGGACGCTGTGAATGTTCTTGGATATGATGCACCTGTTTATTGCAGAAGTATGGAAGAAGTAGAATCCTGTGACAGCAGTATTGTTCTTACCAACTATGAAAGAGTAAGAGACGGTGATATAAGACCAGATTATTTTGTTGCGACATCGTTAGATGAAGCAAGTGTTTTAAGGTCTTTTGGAAGTAAGACATACCAGACATTTCTTGATAAGTTCAAGAATGTTCCTTACAAGCTTGTAGCCACAGCAACGCCGAGTCCAAACAAATATAAGGAGCTCATACATTATGCCGGCTATCTTGAGGTAATGGATACAGGGCAGGCACTTACAAGATTCTTTCAGAGAGACAGCACTAAGGCAAACAATCTTACATTGTACCCGAATATGGAAGATGAATTCTGGCTGTGGGTTTCATCATGGGCGTTGTTCATAACGAAACCTTCAGATGTAAATCCGGAATATTCCGATGAGGGATATGTATTACCTCCGCTTGATGTAAGGTGGCATGAGATACCAATACATTACGGGGATACATCTGATAAAACAGGACAAATGCAGTTATTTACGGAAGCGGCAGCAGGCTTGAAGGAAGCTGCAGAAGTAAAAAGAAACAGTATTGACCAGCGTGTTGAAAAAATGAAAGAGATTGTAGAGAGTTCGCCTGAGGAGCATTTCCTTTTGTGGCATGACTTAGAGTCTGAAAGAAAGGCAATTCTTAAGGCAATACCCGAAGTTGTAGATATATATGGCTCACAGGATTATGACATAAGGGAAAAGCGGGTTATTGATTTTGCGCAGGGAAGAATCAAGCTGTTTGCAACAAAGAAATCAATATCGGGCTCAGGCTGTAACTTTCAGCGTTACTGCCACAGGGAGATATTCTTGGGGATTGATTATGAGTTTAACGATTTTATTCAGGCAGTACATAGATGTTACAGGTTCTTACAGACAGATACAGTTGTTATAGACATTATATACATGGAGAACGAAAGACAGATAAAAGAAGCATTGCTTGAGAAATGGAAGAATCATAATCACATGGTTAAAAAAATGACGGATATTGTAAAGAAATATGGTTTAAGTCCGGCATCTAAAATAAAGCGGTTAGAGAGAAAGATGGGAGTTGAGACAGTGAAAGTACAGGGAAAGCATTATACAGCGGTAAATGATGATTGTGTTGAAGAGTGCAGAAGAATTGAGAGTAATTCTGTAGGACTTATACACACATCCATTCCATTCGGAAATCATTATGAGTATAGCGCCAATTACAACGACTTCGGACACAATGAGAATACAGAAAAGTTCTTTGAGCAGATGGACTTCCTTACACCGGAGCTTTTAAGGATTCTTGAACCTGGCAGGGTAGCAGCCATCCATGTAAAAGACAGGGTATTATTTGGAAATGCTACAGGAACTGGAATGCCTACAATAGAGCCGTTTCATGCACAGTGTATAGAACACTACATGAAACACGGATTTCAGTATTTTGGAATGATAACAGTTGTTACAGATGTGGTCAGGGAGAATAACCAGACATACCGCCTGGGATGGTCTGAACAGTGTAAAGACGGTTCAAAGATGGGCGTAGGCTGTCCTGAATACATACTTCTGTTTAGAAAGCTTCCAACGGATAAGTCTAATGCATATGCGGATGATCCTGTAAAGAAAACCAAGGAAGATTATACAAGGGCACAATGGCAGATAGACGCTCACGGATACTGGAGAAGTTCAGGCGACAGGCTTATAAGCAAAGATGAGCTTAAGGAATTTAGTGTTGATGATTTACAGAGAGTTTATAGGGAATACAGCCGTTCCAATGTATACAGCTATGAAGAACATGTGAAGCTTGCGGAAGAGTTAGATAAAAATGATAAGCTCCCAGCCACATTTATGGTTGTCGCTCCCGGTTCATGGAATAACCTTGACGTATGGGATGATATAAACAGAATGAGAACACTTAATACAACACAGAGCAGACGCAGGCAGCAGATGCATGTATGCCCACTACAGCTTGATATTGTTGAAAGAATCATTAACAGATACAGTAATGAAGGTGATATGGTTCTTGACCCGTTTGGAGGCTTAATGACAGTTCCAATGACGGCAGTAAAGATGAAAAGATATGGCTATGGAATAGAACTGAGCTGTGACTATTTCAGAGATGGTGTTGGATATCTTCAGGAAGCAGAGAATGAGATAGAAACACCTACGCTGTTTGACTTTATGGAGGCTTAATATGATAAACGGGGAATTAATAGTTGATAATTTCGCTGGTGGGGGCGGTGCCTCCACCGGAATAGAAGAAGCTACCGGCTTTAGTGTGGATATAGCAATTAACCATGATCCTAAGGCTATTGCAATGCATAAAGCAAACCATCCGAATACAAAGCATTATTGCGAAGATGTATGGCAGGTAGACCCAGTGCAGGCATGTAATGGGCATCCTGTGGGGCTTGCCTGGTTTTCTCCGGACTGTAAACATTTCAGCAAGGCAAAAGGCGGCAAGCCAAAGGATAAGAATATAAGAGGTCTTGCATGGGTAGCATGCAGGTGGGCTGGACTGGTAAGACCTAGAGTAATCATGTTGGAGAATGTGGAAGAATTCAAAACATGGGGACCATTGAACAGGGGGCATCATCCAATCAAAACAAAGCAGGGCAAGACATTTAATAAATTTGTAAACCAGCTGCAGGATTTAGGATATGAAGTACAGTTCAGGGAGCTTGTGGCAGCAGATTACGGAGCACCAACCATGAGAAAGAGATTCTTTATGGTTGCAAGATGTGACAAGAGACCTATTATATGGCCAGAGCCTACACATGCACCAGCAGACAACGAAGCTGTGAAAAAGGGAATGCTAAAACCTTATGTTGGAGCATATACACAGATAGATTTTAGCAGACCATGCCCCAGCATATTTGATACATCTGAACAGATAAAGGAGAAATATGGAATAAAAGCGGTAAGACCATTAGCACCCAAGACAATGGAAAGAATCGCAAGAGGCTTAAAGAAATTTGTTTTGGATAATCCAGAACCTTTTATTGTTCAGTGTAATCATGGTGGAGACAGAAGACCGCTGGATACTAAAAAACCATTGCCAACAATTACAAGTAAACATGGATATGGGATTGTAGAACCATACATGGTTCAGATTGGACAGACTGGTTTTACAAAAGACCGGAGCAAGAATATTCAGGAGCCGCTATCTACGATAGTAAGTAAAAACGAGCATTGTTTAATATGTCCTACACTTATCCAGTATCACTCGGAGACTGTTCATGGAGAGGTAAGAGGTCAGACAATAGATAATCCAGTTATGACCATAGATGGTTCTAACAGATATGGACTGGTTTTATCGAACCTTATTCAGATGAATAACCATTGTGACGGAAGAGATATAAAGAAGCCTCTTCCAACTATAACAGCAGGTGATGGACATTTCGGAGAAGTAAGGGCATTTCTTGTTAAGTATTATGGTGATGCTACAGGACAGGATATTAAACAACCTCTCGATACAATTACCACAAAAGACCGGTTTGGTCTTGTAACCATAGAAGGTACAGACTACCAGATTGTTGATATAGGATTAAGAATGTTAGAGCCTAGGGAATTGTATGGGTGTCAGGGATTCCCAAGCGACTACATAATTGACCATGATTACACAGGTAAGACATATCCAAGAGCGGAGCAGGTTAAGAGATGTGGCAATTCTGTTAGTCCAATGGTACCTAATGCACTGGTAAGGGCTAATCTTAAAGAATTATGCATAGCGCAGAGAATGCCTAACTGCAGTATAAACGAGGAAAAGACAGGGCAATTAAGATTTGCCTAAGGTATTGTTCTTTGACAATTGAATAATGACGGCATTGTGCTATTATTATAGCATGAAGGAGGATATCATATGAAAAATAAGGATGACATTATCATATTATGTGATGAACTTGAAAATTGTAAAAAGAAATCAATATGCCATTTTAACGAAATAGTATGTGCTAAAGGAGCATTAAGAAAATATATAAATGAAGATAAAGATAAAATCTTAAAACTTAAAGTACAGCTAGATTTACATAAAAATTTTAATCAAAATACATTATCGTTATTAGCTTTTTGTGTTTCTGTTTTTTCATTAATGATTTCAACTATGGTAAGTGCATATAATATAAGACCGATTGATAAGTACAAGGCGGATGTGCCAGAAGAGATATGGAAGGACCTTAACGGTTGTGAGCCTATTAAAGACTGGGTGTATTGGTTCTTCACATTTGAAGACAACATATCCATGACACCAGAGAAGATAGAACAGAAGAAAATGAGCTATCCTCCTGGTACTAAGATATATAAAAACAAGATATTAGGGTTGAGAGGCAAGGCTACAGGTCTTGTCTTTTCTAATTTCTGCAAAAGACATGTTATTACTAAAGAACAGGCAAAGGTATTTATTAAGCAAGAATATGACGATAAGCAGACAGAATGGTTTGTAATATATACAAGCGGTCTTGATACGGCATATTCAACGAAGAGTCCTGATACTATTGCTATGTCCTTTATGGGAATAACCAACAAAGGCAAGCTGATAGTACTGGATGAAAAGGTATATAACAATGCGGCTCTTGATATACCAATAGCTCCAAGCGATACAGTTAAGAATTATATAGATTTCCTTGAAAGAAATCGTAAGGAATGGGGCGGCATGGCAAAGAACACCTTTATTGATAACGCTGATCAGGCGACAATAACAGAATTTGCCAAGTATAAGAGAGAACATCATGAATGCCTGTATATATTCAATAATGCGTATAAGAAAGTAACAATAATAGACAGAATAAACCTGCAGCTTGGCTGGATGTCCTTTAACGACGAAAAGGGCAAAGAGCCAAGCTATTATGTTGTAGATACATGCACGAACTACACCGGGGAACTGCAGGTATACAGTTGGCTGGAAGATAAAGACTGTGAGCCGGAAGATGGAAACGATCATATGGTAAACAGTACACAATATGGCTGGATACCATACAGGGACAAAGTTGGAGTAGAGAACGGATAGGAGAGTGAGAGAGGTGAGCATATTTAATACTATGGCTGATAAGATAAGAGATGGAATAAGGACATGGTTGCGTGTGCAGCCGGCACAGAGAGGAATAATTAATATACAGGAAATCTTCGACTTTGAAGGTAACGCCATTAAGAATCAGATATGGTACAGAGGTGTAAGTGAAGAGCTGTCACAGCTGTATGATCAGGTTGATGGGGACAAGACAAGATTCTGGGCTGCAAAATGCTCTCCTGGATTAGCGATAAGAAAGATACATGTAGGATTACCTGCAATGATGGTTGATATGCTTGCAAGTATTGTTGTTGCAGATATGAACGAGGTAGATGTTGGCAGTAGGCAGTCAGACTGGGATAAGATAGCGGAAGAAAATGACTTTACAGAGCTTATAAAGCAAGCAATATCAGATACACTTATTGTTGGAGATGGAGCATTTAAGCTATCCATAGACACGAATCTCAGTCAGTATCCAATCATAGAGTTTTATCCTGGCGACAGGGTAGAGATAATAAGAGAACGCGGCAGAGTGAAAGAGGTTGTGTTTAAGACAGTATATACAGTTAAGAATCAAGAGTACATTCTGCTTGAAACATATGGCAAAGGCTATATAACATATATGCTCACAAGAGATAATAAAGAATGTGATATCAGCACTGTGCCGGAGCTTGCAGGTTTAAGACCTGTAACATGGGAAGATAAAAGTTTTATGATGGCCATACCGCTCATGTTCTATAAATCAGCGAAATTTAAAGGCAGAGGCAAGAGCATATATGACAGCAAGATAGATGAATTTGACGCGCTGGATGAAGCATGGAGCCAGTGGATGGACGCTTTAAGACATAACCGTACAAAGGAATATATACCAGAGAATTTACTTCCTAGAAATCCTAGTAATGGAGAGGTTATGCTGCCAAATTCATTTGACAACGCTTATATACAGTATTCGTCTCCTATGGCAGAAGGTGCAAGTTATAAGATAGAGAGGGAACAAAGTGAAATACCACATGAAGGATACCTTGCTACATATATTACGGCTTTGGACCTTTGTTTGCAGGGAATCATGAGCCCATCTACATTAGGTATAGATGTAAAGAAACTTGATAATGCAGAGGCTACAAGAGAAAAAGAAAAGGCTACATTGTACACAAGAAACAATATTGTAAATCAGCTCCAGAAGGTTCTTCCAAAGCTTGTAAAAATGACATTGCAGGCGATAGATACACTTAATAATGCAACAACACAGGAAATTGATGTTGATGTAACATTCGGTGAATACGCGAACCCTAGCTTTGAGAGCCAAGTTGAGACAGTAAGCAAAGCTAAGCAGGGTGGCATCATGAGTGTGGAAGCGTCCGTTGATGAGCTGTATGGAGACACTAAGGATGATGACTGGAAACAGGAAGAGGTTGCAAGGCTTAAGGCTGAACAGGGAATATCAGATATGGAAGAGCCGGCACTTAATACGGAATTAGATGGATTTGAAGTGGAAAGCTTTTAGAGGTAGCCTATGTTAAATACAGACTATGATATAGAGAAAGCCTTTAAAGCCATAGAAGATGAGCTGATTGCTTCTATGATGCGCAATCTTGCGAGCCACAGAGCAGAAGAGACAGATATGGGGTTTAACTGGTCACAGTGGCAGGTAGAACAGCTTAAGGCTCTGGAAAAGTATAAGGCACAGAATAAAAAGAAGTTCACGAAGTCGTTCAGTAACATAAATGATTCTATTGACGCAATGATATTTGCAGCCAGACAGGAAGGCGGTACAGAACAGGAACAGAAGATATTAAGGGCCTTAAAGAAGGGCTTGAAAGCATCTAAGGTGTCACAGGGCGCTGAAGGTGCTTTTTTTAAGCTTAATACAAGAAAACTGGAAGCTCTGATAAAAGCCACAAAGAATGATTTTGGTACAGCAGAGAAGGCAATGCTCAGGATGTCCGAAGACAAATACAGACAGATAATATTTAATGCACAGGTATATGCAAATACAGGCGCAGGAACATATGAGAAGGCTGTAGATATGGCTACAAAGGATTTTCTTAAGGCAGGCATTAACTGCATAGAATATGCGAATGGTGCAAGGCATACAGCGAAGGATTATGCTAAGATGGCAATTCAGACAGCCAGCAAGCGTGCCTATCTGACCGGAGAAGGCGAAATGAGACAATCATGGGGAATTAGTACAGTTATTATGAATAAGCGTGCTAATGCCTGTCCTAAATGCCTTCCGTTTGTTGGTAAAGTGCTTATAGATGATGTGTGGAGCGGAGGTAAGGCATCTGATGGTCCTTATCCACTTATGTCTTCTGCTATGGCAGCAGGGCTTTACCACCCAAATTGTAAAGATGTACATACAACATACTTCCCAGAGTTGGATGATGAGCCTGATAGCAAGTTTTCCAAGAAAGAGCTTGAGCAGGTCAAGGAAGATTACAAGCAGGACCAGAAACAGCAATATGCAGGCAGAATGGTTGAACAGTTTGACAGGCTGTCAAAATATTCGTTAGATTCGGATAATAAGAAAATGTATGAGGTAAGGAAGGAACAGTGGGAGAATGTTTCAAAAGAATATGAGAGGGGATATATAGATAATAATTCTCAGAGAATAGGAACGAATAAAATAGACCTAGACTATATTAATTCCAAAGATTATGCGGATAAATATATGAAGATTAGCAAAGATATGGAATTAAATAATGTAATATATAGTAAATCAATGGATATATTGAGAAGTAATAACAGTAGTGATACTGAGGGATTATGTGTGATAAGCGTTTCTAATAGACAGGTGTTGCTTAATGTAAGGGGAAAGCCTGATGCAATAGGTGTTGAACTAAATAAGAAGCAAATGTCTATAATAAATAAGCACAAAAATGATATAATAGGAATACATAATCATCCAACAAATTTATTACCTAATGGAAGTGATTTTGTTGCTGCTGGGGCAAGAGGATATCAATATGGAATAGTAGTAACACATGATGGAAGAATATATAAATATTCCGTAGGAGATAAACCATTTTTACCTTATTTGTTAGATAACAGGATTGACAAGTATTGTTCAAAAGAATACAATTTAAATATTAAAGAAGCTTACGAAAAAGCACTTAATGAGTTTAGAAAGGAGTATGGTATATCATGGCAGGAAATAGAATAAGATGTTATTTGGATGTTGTGATACATCATCCGGATTGGACAATAGAAGATTTTGAAAAAGAAGAAGAAAGGCTTAAAGAAGAAAGTGATAAACTTACGGATTGGCCAGAAATAAAATAATCAGTTTTGTAGCCACCAGTCGCAAGATTGGTGGTATTTTTATACCCAATTTTAAGAAAGTGAGGATTTAGAAATGAAGGATTATATTGGAGTAAAAGTGGTGGCAGCAGAGCCAATGAGCAGAGGAGAATACAATGCATACAGAGGATGGAAGATACCAAGTGACGAGAATCCAGAAGATGAAGGCTATCATATAAGATATCCTGATGGATATGAAAGCTGGTGCCCTAAAAAACAATTTAATGAAGCGTATAGAAAATGTGACAATATGACATTTGGAATTGCTATTGAGGCCATGAAAAAAGGTAATAAGGTAGCAAGAAGAGGTTGGAACGGAAAAGGAATGTTTGTTGTATATCAGAAAGCATATCCGAATGGAATCCCCTGCAATAAGCAAACAGCGGAAGCATGGGGGTTAAACGAAGGCGATTTGTTTATATGTAACCCATATTTTCAGATAAAAAATGTGGATGGTTCACATTCAATGTGGGTTCCAAGTATTAACGATTGTCTCGCTGAAGATTGGATTATAGTAGAATAGTCCAAAGTTGCACCAGTGCAACACAATTTAATATTAGTTATTAAGCACACATGGCAAATAAGCTGTGTGTGCCTATTTTTTTTATGCCCAAAACTTAATGGCACTAAACTTTAGGGAAATGGGAAATGCCGACGGGCGGTAAACGGAAGAAAGGAGATAGAGTGATGAGAAAGACATTACCTATGAATTTACAGTTCTTCGCAGAGGGCGGAGATGGTAACGGCGACCAGAACGCTGGAAGTAACAATAATGGACAGGCAGGACAGCAGAGTGGTCAGAATAATCAGCAGACAGCTGGTGTTGATTATGACAAGATACAGGCAATGCTGGATAATGCAACGGCCAAGAAAGAGAATGCTGTGCTTAAAAGCTATTTTCAGCAGCAGGGATTATCAGAAGATGAGATAAGTCAGGCTATTGCAACATTTAAGCAGAATAAGCAGCAGCAGACAGAACAGCAGCAGAACGCTAATGCTAATCTTCAGAATGAAGTGGCAGCTGCACAGAAGGTTGCTGAACAGGCTCAGATTGAGCTTGCAGCTACAAAGGTAGCAATGACACTTGGTATAGAAGCTAAGACACTTAATTGGGGAATATTGAAGGAAGATGAGATGGCACTTATTAAGAACAAACTCATCGCCGGATTCTTTCCAATAACATTCCATGACGATGGACAGGATATAACAATAACAAGCTATAGAGGTACATTGAGTAAAGAGGTGCTGGGTGATATAGGGGACGGTAACTATTACTACAGAAGTGCCAGTGTATCTATAATACAGCAGTAAGGAGCAGAACATGAAAAAAACAATGACTATTAAACAGATTGATAATAGTGCAACAATGCTTAAGAATTTACAGGGTTTAAGAAAGCATTGGCCTGTAAAAGTAAACTATGCGATTGCAAAGAACCTTAAGACATTGTTAGGAGAAGTAGATATTTTTGTTACACAGAGAACTGAAGTAATACAGAACAATGTGCTTAAAGATGAAAATGGGAATGCTGTCATGGATGGAGATTCTTACCAGTTCCCAGAAGGTAAAGAGCAGGAAGTTGTAAAAGAGATTGATGAGATGTACAACATGGAAACGGATGTTGATGTACATATGATTAAGATGGATGACATATCTGTATGTGATTCTGACAGCAGGTACGATGGAACTACATTAGAGGATATTGCGGCCATTGAATTTATGATCGAGGATTAAGCTTATGTATAATAATGTATCAGAGCAATTTGCAACAACAATTAGATCACCATCGCGAACATTTAACTTACGATTAAAGATAAATGGTAAGTGGATTGACGCTGGCTTTAAAAAGATGAGCTATGAGACCGCTTCCACATCTGATGAGGGTATACAGATAGGTTCGGCTGTTGCAGCTAAGATAGAACTGACAGTAAAAAGAATAAATGAGTTGTTTGAAAACACAGAGATTCCTATAGAGATAGGATTGAAACTGCCAAGCGGAAAGTATGAGTATATTCCACTTGGCTTTTTTACTGCAGAACATCCAACGCTTGACCAGGCAACCACAACATTTACGGCTTACGACAGAATGATGAAGACCACAGGTGTATATGTATCTGAATTGACATATCCTGCAAGTGCAGAATCTGTTTTAAAAGAGATAAGTACTGGATGTGGCGTTCCCTGTAATGTATCTGGCTTGAATGGAATAACTATTGATACTGCACCGGTAGGATATACCTATCGTGAGGTTATCGGATATATCGCTTCTTTAGCTGGAGGTTTTGCTTGCGTAGACAGAACTGGAACAATTGTTATTAAGTGGTATGAGGATAATGGCTATACGATAAATGAATCACGAATAATGACATTTGAAAAGAATGAGAGTGATTACCATTTAGATTATCTTACATGTAATGTTGACAGTAATACTTCTTTTACAGTAGGAAGTGGAACTTTGGGAATAACATTTGATAATCCACTTACAACAGAAGAAAAGCTTAACTCTGTATACAAGAAAGTAAGAGGATTTGCGTATAGAGGCGCAAGCTTAAAGACGCTAGGAGATATTCGACTGGATCCATGGGATATTGTAACTGTTGAAGAATTAGGTAAGACTTATAAGGTTCCGGTTATGAATATAACTCAGGAATATGATGGAGGTCTTGCCATGACTATTACAGCTTATGGCAAAACAGAAACTGAAACAGAGACAGATTATAAAGGACCATCTACTAAGCTTGTAGAACGAACATATGCGGAAATGATGCTTACTAAGGAACTGGTTTCTAAAAAGGTAGATGCAGAATGGGTTAAGGCTAATACGGTAACTGCAGAGACTATTGTGTCTGTAAACAATGAGCTGCAGTATATTAAGAACAATTACCTTAAATCTAATGAGGCAGACATAAAGTTTGCAACAATAGAAGAGGAAAAGGTAATAAAATCTGACATAGAGCAGCTTAATGTTAAATATGAGAAAGTAGGCATATTAGATGGTGATGTTGCTGGTATTAAAACATTAATGTTTGGCTCTTCCACTGGCAAAAGCATTACTACAGATTTTGCCAACAGTGTTGTGAGCATGATAGGTACAGCACAGATAAAGGATTCTATGATAGATTCCTTAGATGCAAAGAAAATAAAGGCTCTGGACATTGATACCACAGATGTAAAGGTACACAGCAAAGACGGCAAATCACAGTGGACTGATAACACTATTCAGATTAGTGATAGCAATAGGCTTCGCGTTCAAATCGGAAAAGATGCATCAGGTGACTATAACATGTATGTGTGGGATTCAAAAGGCAGCTTGATGTTTGACGCGTTAGGACTTACAGCAAAAGGCATACAAAGAGAGATTATCAGAAATGATATGGTATCTCAGGACGCAAATATATCAGCCGGGAAGCTGGATATAGCAAGTCTTTTTAATGCTATTAACAATGATGGCACACATACGCTTAAGAGCAACAAGATATATCTGGATGATGCAGCACAGACACTTAATGTTCTTCTGCAGGATATAAAAACCGGTTCTGGAAAGGATTATTCTGAGTGGGGCAGCCTATTAAAACAATCTGATGATTTTATAACACAGAAGCTTTGGTGGACTGAGAACATAGACGGAATCAGCGTTAAGGAAAAGTTTTCTAATGTAAACCAGACATTGCAGGAATATAGTGTAAGTTTATCTAATATGGCCAAGTATGACGATGAAATATACCTGATATCTTATGCGCCAACAAAGGATAATTATCCGGCTTGGGATTGGTGTGTTCCTGTGTATCCGGCTGATACACAGTTTCCACGTGAAGAAACATGGCAGTATAACGATACGGAGTGGGATAAGTATATTGGAAAGATTGCTTACTGGGAAAACGAAGGAAGAGCATGGCGGTTTATTCGTAATGAGGATGGAAGCCATAGTTGGAAAGAGATACCTAATTCGGAAACGGCTTACATGCTAAGACAAAATTCTGCATTAAGAATCAATCTTGATAGCATAAGTAACAGTTTGTCATTAACTCAGCAGGATTTAAAGGGCAATTATAGCACAACAACGCAGATGAATAACGCTATAACACAAGCAATAACTAAGGAAAGTAATAGTATTAAGCTAGAAGTATCTGGCACCTATGCAACTAAAAATGATATTAATAATCTACAAATTGGTGGAGTCAATAGATTCATAAAAAGCACTGTAACTCCTAATAAGTATATAACAGCCACTGGCATAATAACAGATGGCGGTAACTATTGGGATTTGACGGACTACATAGATGTGTCTAAGTGGAAAAACTATGTAGCGAGTGGATGGACCAATCTGGGTAATGCACCGGCTACTTGTTTTTATGACAGCAATAAAAAGTTTATCAGCGGAGTAGCAGATAAATCTACTGGAGTAAGAGGTTCTCTGCCAGTTCCTTCTAATGCTGTATATATGCGTTTTAGCTTTGCACATGTAGATACAAACAAGCTAAAAATAGAAAAGGGTACAAAAGCTACAGATTATTCTCCAGCACCAGAAGATATTGATGTTAAGTTTAACAATTATGCTACAACAGCAAGCCTTGAAGCATACATTAAGAAAGACCCAACGACAGGGGAACTTAAATCTGCAATTGAAGCTATTGCAGATGATATAACACTTAATGCAAGTGGAACAATTAATATTAGTGGTAATAAGTCTGTTAATATCAATGGTAATCTGTTCACGCTTACATCTACTAATACTACTATTTCAGCAGATGGTTCGATAGACTGTAAGAAGCTAAAAGCTGTTAATGCTGATTTAGAAGGCACATTTAAAAATGTAAATGTAACTGAAGAAGGTATTACAATGACCACTACTCTTATTGGTGGTGAATACCTTATGAAAAGTAGCACTGGCGCCTATCTGAAAATACAAGGACATTTTATAAATCTGTCAAACGAAGACGGAACAAGAAATGCTGTAAGCATTCGCCGTGATGGAATATATGTTGATGATTATTATTATATCAGAAGCGGTGATGCATATTATAACTTAATGGATTGGATACGACATAGTGAGACAGCTGGTACGGTAGATATAAGTGGAAATAACTGTTATATAGAGGGTTATTACTATATAAGGCACCATGGTGAATGGTGGAAATTAGAAGACTATGTCAAAGACATAGCAAATAATTAATATAAATCCGCACAGCGGTAGAAAGGAAAACAATATGTTAAATACAACAAAGAATACATCAATGAATGGAAATAGTTCTATAGAGGAAAAGGCTGTAGTTACATTTTCAGCCAGCATACCTTCCGCAGGTGAGATAACTATTAATAAGAGAATTGCAGACAGAAGAGCATATATTGAGAATCAAGAAGAATGCGATACAGATTTTGCTAATTTTGAAGCAGAGGTGATGGCAGCACTTAAGGAGATGTAATTATGAGCTTAACAGGATTTATTTCTTACAAAAGAGTAGGTTGGACGGGGCAAACACCGTGGAACCCAACCAATCTTAACATAATGGATAAGGGAATTAAAGATAACAATGACATGATTGCGAATCTCAGAAGCGAGGTAAGTGCACTAAACAGTAATATCGCATTCTATAATTGCTTTATGAAAAATTTCATATCTGAAAGCGATTGCTATGGATATGGATATAATTATATCATTTACAATAAAATGCAAAAAGTCGGCATGTGTAAATTTACAAGCAAAATAGAAAATACAAGTACAGATATAACAGATTTTAAGTTTCAATATAATATCAAAGATGTATTTACTAAAGCCGGCTTAACATCAGATTCTATTAAAATATTAGGCGGTACATGGCAGTGTTATAACGCAGACGGAAAAATCATCAACAAACTAATAGGTTACGGCGCATGTATTAGGCAATCATCAGGAATAATAAGGCTTGAGCGTTATTATACGACAGATGGAAAAATAGGTGCATGGGCAGCTTCAGAATTTGTTAAAGGTTGTTACATATATGGTGAATTTTTATTTTCACTATAAAAGAATTAAGTATTAGCAATTCTTTCATTAAATTTAAAAAGTTGCCCTCGACATGCACCTCTGCTTGAATCGAATTTAACTTTGCCAGATTCTGTGTTATATATTATTTTTGTTGTTTTAGCCGTGTCAATTAAATCTTCATATATATTGTATACGCCACACAATCTTAGAGTATTGTTAAGAGAAATTACACTTATTTGGAAATTTTGAATATGTGAATTAAGATAAAGATAAGTTCCATTACCTAACTCTAAAGGTAGAGAAGACCACTCTGGACAACCAGAGGCGGACACTCTCTGCCTTTTTTAATGATATTACTGTTTTGTGAACATATATCTGAAAAATAAATAAGAAAATCCATAAACATGGCCATAAGTGGTTATGTTTATTTGTTATACACATTTGCCAGTCTTAGGACTGGCTTTTTAAATATTATAAGGAGGTATCTAAGATGTACTATGATGATTCTTAACCAGAACATATAACAAGATAAAAATTAGAGTTGCACCAGTGCAACAGAAAGGACATTATATGGAAAAATTAAAAGTAATTGTGACAGCGGTGTGGAGCATTATATTAAGTGCTCTGGGAATTCTGGCAATCCCGGTATTATTACTTATAACATGTAATTTGATAGATTATTTTACAGGTATTGCAGCTTCTAAATTTAGAAAACAACAGATAGATAGTTATAAGGGAATAAGAGGAATTGCAAAGAAAATATGTATGTGGCTTTTAGTAGGAGTTGGTGTGATAATAGACCAGCTCCTTTCTTATTCTGCAAAAGTTGTAGGAATAACATTACCTTTTACATTTCTTGTAGCATGTGTCGTAGCAATCTGGCTTATATGCAACGAAATCATAAGCATATTAGAAAATATCAATGACATTGGAGTAACACTTCCACCATTTTTGCAGCCAATAGTGAAGAATCTTAAGTCACAGGTAGAAAAGAAAGCAGATATAGAAGAAAGAGAGGATAAGTAATATGAGAACATTTCCAGTGATTAGCACAAAGTATGAGCATGTAAACAACTTTATTAACACTCTTGCACCAGTGGTGTGCAATGCATGGATTAAATACAGAAGAGAAGAAAAGAAAACAATAAGCCCAGCTGTAATTCTTGCACAGGCTGCTAAAGAATCTGGTTGGAATTTAGGGGCTGCTTCACTTTTTGGAATTAAGGGAAGCGATGCAGAATATGATACAACAGAGTACATAGATGGAGAATATGTAAACATTAAAGATTCCTTTGAAAAGTATCCTGATGTAATGGGTGCTGTATATGGATATCTCGATCTGATGCAGTGGAATAATTATGATGATGCAACAGCAGCAAATACAGTCGAAGGAGAGCTTTATGGTCTTACAAATGCTGTGAACAATACAGACAGAGATGCAGAAGGCAACTGGGTTGGATATAATTATGCAACTGCTCCAGATTACTATGAGACAACACTTGCTATTATTAACGACTTTGACCTTAGAGCATTTAATGATTATGTATGGTCTGTTGTTAATGAAAAAGATGATACAGAAGAGATAGAACAGCCTTCAGAAAAACTTAATGAGAGTGTTATTGATGCAATTTACCGTGGTGAGTACGGTGATGGAGAAGAACGCAGACAGAAGCTCGAAGCTGCAGGTTACAACTATGCAGATTATCAGGCCGCCATGGAAGCTAAGTATTATCCTAAAGAGGAAAGCGAGGATGAGCCGGCAGAGGAAGCACCACAGGAGACAGAAGAAAGAACGGCAATAGTAGAACCAAGAGAAGGTTTCTGGCAGGTTGCAGAAAGAGCATTAGGAGATGGTACAAGATATCTTGAATTAGCAGAGTTTAACGATATGGATATTAGTACACCGCTATATGCAGGCATGGAGTTAAGACTTCCCAACTAATTTGGATTGCACATATAACAGCATTGTGATAACATATATATAAATAGGTAGAAAGACAGTCAAAATGTGTACACTGTTTCATTGTACACATTTTGTACACAATATGGATTAAATAATGTTGATTTAGAATAAATCAGAATAATCTAATATAAATCTGTAAAGCTCTTAAACCTGCATAAATGCTGATAAAAACAGCATGATAATAAACATAAATAAATTGTAAAAATTTGATTTCAAAGTTGGGTAATAACCCTATGGTTGGTGCTACTGTAGCTGTTGCTGTTTCCATTGAGGAAGCTGCTAAGAACGGTAAGTTCTAATAAAAAGTAATTGACAAAATATTGGAGAGCAACAGGTGATAAAAACCTGTTGCTCTCTTTTTTAATGCTTGACTTTTAGTGGAAATGTGGATATTCTTTACGGAATAAAAATATTGAGAGATAATGAAAGGAAGATT